AACCTTTTAAAACCAATGATAGTTTTGAAGGTTGTGAGTTCTTCTCTAATGTTTTCTTTAGAAAACATGGCGTGTGGGGGTTTAGACCGGTTAGATTTACTAAACATGTTAGGTCGTTACAGACCGTACCTGTTAGTGAATTAGCCGGTGCTCTAGCTAGTCATATGATTAACTATTGCTTTGATCCTCCTAGGTTCATGTTCTTTGAAGGCATGTATAGACGATATAGAAAAGAAGATCCCGAGTTATTTCCCACTGTTTACATGAAATCTATGAGACAATTACAGTTTGAATGTAAGGGTTATGAATCTTGTTAACTCGTAAAACGTCCTCGGATGACGTTAAACTCAGCGGCGGTTGGTTGGTGAATTATTTGTTTATTTGTTATATGTTATGAGTGATTATTTATATGGGACATCCAATTATACCGGTCCTTATATCTCTAATGGGCATTATCAAGCAAGTGTTGAGTTTGGTTCCGTTAAACCTAGTTCAAAGCTTGACGCGGTGTCGAGATTGCATGATTCAGCTTACGCAAAATGGTCCGATCGGATCCATAAAGCGGCGGCTGATGAAATCTTCTCGTATCAAGCGAAAAGAATGGGTTCTATTCCTGCTAAACTTTCTTCTTTCCTTGTTGATAATTTTAACGCTCTTGCTAATCTTGGGTCTAATCCTGATTATGATTCTGTTAATTACTTAGCAGTACTTACTGAAGTACTAGACTATTATGACACTGATCCTTTTAGATCAAACCCAGATTATCAACCATTTGAGATTTCTTACGGAACTCAGGTAGTTAGGAAGGCGGTAGGCGATTATTTAAGTAAAATTAAAATGAGCGAACCGTATATCCCTGTTCTAGATGCAACAAAACCGAAACCGAATGTTGTGAATATGAACATACCTAGTTTAGGACCTACAGTTTCTAAACTTCCGTCTAAACCCGTAACTCTATTAGATGAGGGTGGTAGTTATAGTGGTAACACACCGGTCAAACCGGTTGTTGCACCAGTTCAGTCAGTTACTAATAAGCTGACTGTTTCTAATACTCCTACCACAGCTGAAAAGATCCAAACTAACATAGCCACTTATAGTGGAATGGATAGTGGGTCTTCTCAGCTTAATTCAAATCCTAATTTTGCTAGTAGTATTAATAGTAATATGAATGCACAACAAATTAAAGATTTGAATTATAGGTTTCCTGATAATAAAGTCAGGATGCCTTGGTTACGTAAGAAAAGGAAAAATAAAAATAAAATTTATATATGTTAATTAGGAGGTGGAGGTGATTTAAAAGTTAAAATGACTAAAACTAAGAATAAGAAAATTAATAAGGCTAAGAACAAAGCTGCTCATATGAGAGCTTCAGTTCAACCTAAAAAAAAAAACACGCG